ACCCAGGAAACCGAATAAATAAATCTGCGATCTTTCGTGCGGTCGCTTCAAAAGTCGGAACTTACAAGCACCCTTGATTGGGTGCTTTTTTATGCTATGATATCCGGGTCTGAATAAGTCAGTATTCAAAGTGAAAAACTCTTGTCAGTTTTCAAGGCATAATACTCATCAGACAGGTTGACAGAAGACTGAATTAGTTTTATAATATCAGTCTTCGGGTCAATCAGTATTCAAACAGAAACACTCTAGTTAGTGTTCACGTCTTAATACTTACCGAAGAAATGTTATTAGTATTCAGTTTATAACATCCTTGTTGATGTTCACCCTATAATACTTGAAAAAATTATGAATTTATTTGCAGCAGATATTGGAGAAGGTAAACTCCATGTCTATGATAGTGGCAACGATACTTTTTATGGAAAACTGCCAAAAGATGATCTTATCAACCTGAACATTCCAGGACTTCAGAGTGGAGATACTTTAGTGGTTGAGTGTGCTCATTTGAGAGAAGCTCATGCAAAAACTATGGCACACGCATATACTTTTGATAAGTTAACAGAGTTGAAGAAAAATGCTGATAAGATTGGTTTAAATATCAAACTTTTTCCTCAGAAGTCTACTCCAAAAGCACGAAAACTTTATGGAGTCGAGGCGTCTGATAAGACTGATGAAGTTGATACTAAAGCGATTGCAACTTTCCTTTTGAAAGACAAAAATGCTTTTGGTGCTTTAAAATCTTTCATTCCAACAAAAATGGAAGACTTTCAAGAAGAGAATAAATATGTATTTGCTTATATTCAAAAAGCAAACAATGATATTAATCCTGCCAAATCTTCTGGATATGGTTTAGATCCAAATATTGATTACTATGAGGATGGAGTTTCAAAATGGATTAAAAAATATACAGTAGATGGTGGAAGTTCTATTTTTGGATGTACACCAACGATTGCTGATTATCTTAATAATGATGAAGAGTTATTAAATATACTGGGATTATCTGTTGATAAAAAAACAGGTAAGTTGAAAATAGAAAATGAAAATAGAATTTACACTTTGACCACTACAATCCTGAGACCTGATGGGTCTTTACGTCTTCGTGAGGACTATAAACTACCTCCTTATTGGCAGTACGTCAAAGCACATCTTCTTGGATGCAAACCATATCACATGAATCAGGGTGTTATTGCATCTAACTACAAGCACTGGATGCGACGTACAGTATCTGAATATGCATTTCCAGGCAAGAAGTCAGCTCATACCTCTGATTTTCAAGTTGGAATGTCATATGAGGAACTTGCTAAACTAAAAGAAGCACGTACCAAAGTTGACAAGATGACTCAAAAGATCTGGTATGCACTGCGTAAGATGATTGTTGAGGATGGTCTCCGTTAGTATTCATAATGAAAAACTCTTGTTAGTTTTCAAAGCATAATACTCAACTATCCTCAAATCTTTAGTTGGTATTCAAATCTCAAAATTTAAATAAATTTTCATATAGTAATATCCGTAATAATAAGAGGGGGGGGGTTTTCAACACCCTCTTTTTTATGTTCTGTGCTATAAATATAACGGATGCCGAAAGGGTCCACAAAATCAAATCTCGCTTTAAAGGAGAAGTACAATGTCGAACCTCTTAAGGTACGGTGCTGCCGATCTGCCGCAGCTAATGGAAAAGATTTCCAAAAATTCTATCGGTATGGATGAATACTTTGATAGGATATTTAATCTGCACGAAACATCATCAAATTATCCCCCTTACAATCTAGTTCACGTAAGTAATGTAGAATCAAGACTTGAATTAGCATTGGCAGGATTTAAGAAGAAAGAAGTCAATGTCTACACACAAGATGGTAAACTCTTTGTCGAAGGTCAGAAGGAAGACAAAGAAACGGAAACAAACTACCTTCACAAGGGTCTGGCTCAACGGTCATTTACTAGAGCGTGGACGCTCTCTGACGATACAGAAGTTCGATCAGTTGATTTTGAAGATGGGTTATTGACAATCATTTTGGGTAGGATTGTTCCTACTCATCACCAGCGCAAAGATTGGTTCTAAATACTATTGAATATCGTCGCCGCAGAGGGGACACTGGCACAATCCAGTGGACTCCCCTCTTTTTTCATGCTATACTACCAGGAGGTAAATACTGACTATGACAATCAAATTGATGCTGTTTAAGTCTGGTGAAGACATCATCGCAGACGTAAGTGAGATGTGTGTCGGAGAAGACGATGAACGGCGAGTGATTGGATATCGCCTTGAGAAACCTTGTATTGTCAAGATGCGTAATCCGACCGATGTAGAAGAAGACGCTAATGGTACAATTAGAAAGTCTGGTTTTGAGGTCTCACTCTTCCCATGGATGCCACTTTCAGCAGAAAGCAATATCCCTGTTCCATCCGACTGGTTGATCACTATGGTCGAACCGGTCACTAAACTTAAAGGTATGTACATCGAGGACGTTCTTAACTATGGACAAGACAATCAAACTGATTCTACTGGTGAACAACGAGAGACTGATCAGTGAGATCGAAGAAGTTGCAGCAACAGTTCCAGGAGAACCTGACTGCAAACTTATCAAACCGATGGAGATTTGGGAAAATGTCAATCTCTGTCCTTGGATGCTAGATCACACAAAGCAGGATACGTTCCTTATCAGTTCTGATAAGATTCTGACTCTTGCAGATCCAATGCCCACCCTACTTGAAAAATACATCGATCTTTCTAAGTAATGCGTTTCTACACTAATGTTCAGTTGATTGGTAATCAGTTCCTCGTTCGGGGAGTTGAAAATGGTAGAAGATTTGAGATTAGAGATAAAGAGTTTTCTCCTACTCTCTTTGTGAAGAGTAAGGTAGATACAAAATACAAGACACTGAATGGTGATAGTGTAGATGCAATCAAACCTGGTTCTGTCCGCGACTGCCGGGAGTTTTACAAGACATATGATGAGATTGATGGATTTGAGATCTACGGTAATGATCGATACATCTATCAATATATCTCTGAAAAATACCCAGAAGATGAAATCAAGTTTGACATCAGTCAAATCAAATTGGTAACGCTTGATATTGAGACCACTGCTGAGCGTGGATTCCCTGATGTGGAATCAGCCTCAGAAGAGATTCTTGCAATTACAATCCAAGACTACACGACCAAGGAGATTATCACTTGGGGTGTGAAACCTTTTGTCAATAAGCAGAAGAATGTCACCTATCATCACTGCCATACTGAACATGAACTTCTCAGTAACTTCATCAACCATTGGATGCAAGATGTCCCTGATGTGGTGACTGGTTGGAACATCCAACTGTTCGATATCCCGTACATCTGCAAACGTTTGGATCGTGTTCTTGGTGAGAAACTGATGAAACGTTTCTCTAACTGGGGACTTGTTACTGAAGGTAAGATCTTCATTCAGGGACGTGAGCACATCACCTTTGATGTCGGTGGATTGACTCAACTTGACTACCTGGATTTGTATAAGAAGTTCACCTACAAGGCACAAGAGTCTTATCGTTTGGACTACATTGCTGAGGTAGAACTGGGACAGAAGAAACTGGATCACTCTGAGTTTGATACCTTTAAGGACTTCTATACTCATGGGTGGCAGAAGTTTATTGAATATAACATCGTTGACGTAGAACTTGTTGACCGATTGGAAGACAAGATGAAGTTGATTGAACTTGCCTTGACAATGGCTTATGATGCTAAGGTCAACTATGCAGATGTGTTCTATCAGGTTCGCATGTGGGACAACATCATTTATAACTATCTAAAGAGGCGGAATATTGTTATTCCACCTAAGATTAGGTCGGATAAAAACGAAAAGTACGCAGGTGCTTATGTCAAGGAACCGATTCCGGGAAAGTATGATTGGGTGGTTAGTTTTGACCTTAATAGTCTCTACCCTCATCTTATTATGCAATACAATATTTCCCCAGAGACACTCTTGGATGAAAAACATCCCACAGCTACGGTTGATAGAATCCTTAAGGAAGAAATAAACTTTGAGTTGTACAAGGATAATGCGGTATGTGCCAATGGTGCAATGTATCGTAAGGATGTGCGTGGGTTCCTGCCAGAGTTGATGGAGAAGATGTACGGCGATCGTGTCATCTTCAAAAAGAAGATGATTCAGGCAAAGAAAGATTATGAAAAGACTCCTACCAAGACGTTGGAGAAAGAGATCGCTCGTTGCAACAATATCCAGATGGCAAAGAAGATCTCTCTCAACTCTGCTTATGGTGCAATCGGTAATCAGTATTTTAGGTATTATAAACTGGCCAATGCGGAGGCGATTACGCTTTCTGGTCAAGTCTCTATCCGTTGGATTGAGAGTAAGATGAACCAGTATCTAAATAAACTGTTGCAAACAACCGAAGAGGATTACGTTATTGCGTCTGACACCGACTCAATTTATCTTAATCTTGGACCTCTTGTTAATAAATTTTTTGGTAACAAGTCTGGCGATAAAGCAGCAGTTGTTTCCTTACTTAACAAGATCTGCGAAGAAAAGTTTGAACCGTATATCGATCAATGCTATCAGAACCTGGCGACGTATGTCTCGGCATATGACCAGAAGATGCAAATGAAGCGTGAGAATATTGCTGATCGTGGCATCTGGACTGCGAAGAAGCGATATATTCTCAACGTATGGGATAGTGAGGGTGTTCGTTATGAAGATCCTAAACTGAAAGTGATGGGCATTGAATCTGTTAAATCATCCACTCCTGCACCTTGTCGAAAGATGCTGAAGGATGCGTTTCAGATTCTGATGACTGGCACAGAGGATGATATGATTTCATTCATTGATAAGAGTCGTGAGGAGTTTAAGAAGTTGCCGCCTGAGCAAGTTTCTTTCCCTCGGTCAGTATCTGATGTCATGAAGTATAAATCTCACTCAGACATTTATATCAAGGGCACACCGATTCACGTTCGTGGCGCACTACTGTTCAACTACTACATCCTGAAGAACAAACTTGATAACAAGTATTCGCTGATTAAAAACGGTGAGAAAATCAAGTTCTGTTATTTGAAGAAACCGAACATTATTCATGAGAATGTTATCTCTTTTATTCAGGACTTTCCCAAGGAACTTGGCGTTGACAAATACGTTGACTATGACCTACAATTTGAGAAGTCTTTCCTTGAACCACTCAAAACGATTCTTGACTCTATTGGTTGGAGTGTAGAAAAAACTGTAAACTTAGAACTATTTTTTGGTTAATGGACCTTCCTATTGACGATAAAGAACTTGCTACTATCGTTAGCGCACTTCGCCTCGGTGGAGACTCTGCCTTGTATCAAAAACTAAAATTGATGAAGGATATCCGTGAGCAATACCCAGGTGGTGC